CATTGCACCATTTAGTGTACCAACAAACTTAGTATTGGTTGGAGCTTCGAATGTACCTTCAGTTGTACGTGCAAAAGCTGAAGTTGTTGCTGACTGTAGAACAGTTAGTGCAGCTGGAGAAACAACAGCCCAGTTACCGGCACCACGACGAGTACGTTGAGCGATCAAGTTTGCAACACGGTTAATTAGAACCGCTAGTGCAGCGTGTTCGTCACCGACGAATGTAGCAGTACCTGAAACAGTAGCTTGGTTGTATGTAAACTCTGTTGAAGCCAATGTTGATAGGCTTAATAGAATTTCTTGATCAATTTCAGCAGTAATTTCTTGTGCCAATGCAGCCATAATTTCTGCTTCAACATCGATACCATGCTGTGATTGAGCATCTTGTGCTGCTTCAAATGTCCAACGAGCTTGTAGTTTACGTGACTTAGCTTCAACCGCCTGACGTAAGATTTGTACGGAAATCTGCTTACCGCCGTTACCTTCTAGACTAGCAGTATCTGCTGCTGTGTAGCTAGATGTAGTTCCTACTGACTGCGCTGTACGAGAATAAGCCTGAGCAATCTTGAATGGGCTTAGTGCTTCTTCACCTGCTGTTACGCTTGTTTGTGCTGCACTGTTGTCAGTTAGTGACTGTGCATAACGAACACGTAGTGTGTGAATTTGACCAACTGGTCCTGTCATTGGTTGAACACCAACTAATTCGTTAGCAATAACGGTTGGCATAACACGACGAATGACTGGTAGAATAACGCGATTTAGTGTTGCGATATTACCGGCAGTTGTTGTACCTGCAGTACTTTCTGAAAGTAACTGTTTGCGGGTGTTTTCTAAAATTACACCCATTGTTGAGCGGCGAGTACCTTTAAGACCTTCAAGTAGGGCTTCTTTGGTCTCGTCCCAACGGCTTTCTAATAGAACTTGTGACATTTATATTTCTCCTAAAATTTTATGTCTTTTGTATTAAAGCCCTGCCAAACGTCTAAGCTCAATAACGTTATCACGCTCTTCGCTCTCAACTTTTTGTGTCACGGCAGTCTTATCCCCAGTAATTTCTTTTATGCTTTCGGTTAGAACTGGCTTTTTGGCCTCTTTCTTTTCAGAAATTGCATTTAAAACACTTGGGAGATACTTATCGAAAGCGGCCTGTAGACGAGGTGTTTGGACGCTTTCTAGTAAGTCACGCATTACTGTTGCTTTTTCTTCATTTAATGTAGATAGCAACTCATCCATAACCTTCTGACGTTGGTTATTTTCTTTAATAATACGAACTTCACGTTCTTTTGATTCCACTAATTTCTTAGCTTCATTTACTTTGCTAATGGCTTCAGCCAATTGAATTTCTTTTTCTTGCATTTGTGCTAGTAGCTTGCGTGTTTCAGCCTTATCATTTAAATAAGTGCCACTGTATTCACTTGCAAAAGATTCGAAGATTTTTCTACCAAAATCATTTTCACGTGCAATTTTGATATCTTCTTTTAATTGACTAATTTCACCCTTTAACTGAGATGCAACAGCGACGTTCAATCTCTTTGCACTTTCTGTAACAAATTTTTGTTTTAGTGCTTCAAGTTGTTTACGTCCTTCAGCAACTAACTTAACCTTTGCTTCTACTACTGCTTGTTTGTCTTGTGCAAATTCTTTAATTTCACGAGCTAATGCATGAACAATAAATTGTTCTAGCTTAGCTTGACTTTCAAGCTGTAGTTTACGCTCAGCACGTAGTTCTTTAATTTCTTCTGATAGTTTTTCTACCATAAAATTATTGAACTTGACTGCATTTTCATGTAGTTTTTGCTTCGCTTTAACTCGGTCTTCGTTCATTGCTTGTCGTTCAGCATTAAATTCTTCTATTTCTGCTGACAAACTTTCTGTTACCATTTTGTCTAGGGCGTCGACCATTATATTTTTATCGTGCTCGTAACGTTGTGCAAACTCGTCACGTAATTCTGCACGTACTTGCTCACGCGCTTCATTCAACTTAGATTCCCATGCCTCATTAATAGCTTGGCTGGTTTCTTCATTGATGATTCCGCTTTCAAGTAATGGCTTTATAGCATCAAACATGCTTACTTCCCCTTATCTTAACTTGAGATCCTTAATAAGACGAACTACTTCGTCCTTTAGATATCTCTGTACTTTTTTGTCGTTTTGTGCGTCCTTTGCTATACCCAATAATCGATGACCATGACGCATGTTCATCATGCCTTCATAGATAGCTTTAGGATAAGCATTTGGGGCACTAGGCTGTGCGACAATATCCACAGTGACTATTTCAAAGTCACTAACCTTACCGGTAGCATCATCAACGTTTCCGCTTCCTCTGCTACTAACACCTAGTTTGACTCCACTTTCTAGCATAGTTTGCACTAGCTGACCCATAGGAGTCGGAAGAATTTTTAACTTTCCAAAACCATTAGCTCCGTCCATCCACATATTTGTTATCATGTGACTTACTCGGTCTAAATTGATTTTTAAATCATCCGGGTGATCGACTTCCCCCAATACTGAAAGACCATCACTGATTTGTTCGTTTAGAGTTACAACAGCTTTTTCTATTTCATTAACCGGATAAATGCGCTCATTTGCGTTTTTGACCCCGCCTTGAATAAAAATGCCCTTCATGTAAAGGTTCTTTTTATTTCCCTCACCTTCACTTTCGACCACCATTTGTGCGCGGTCGAAAGTTAGATTCTCTTTTAAATAGAGTGCCATTATACTTTTACCTTAGGTTGAAATTTCCAACCATTTAAATTATTCTTAGACCATTTGCGTATAGTCGGCGCAGATACTCCGATTGCATCACCTGCATTGTAGGCTGACGAAAATTTTTCACCATTTGGCGCAACATAATACCCAACGAACCTAGGAGCTTCTTCCCCAAACTTTGGTTCTCTTGTTAATAAGTATTCTGCATTTTTGTGAGCCAAACTAAGTGCTAATTTATGATCTTCTGTTTTTTTAACACCAGTTCTAGATTTGCTCATTTTTGTTTTAGTTTCTTTTGAAACTGTTTTACCAGTCGATGTAAATTTGCCATCGCCGTTGTGTCTATTAAAACACATTGGGTCATTCTTTGCATCCAAATTACTTAAATATTTAAATTCTAATTCTAAAATATAAGATGGGTCAGCGATACACAAAATATCTCTATGCCATTCAGATGCATTTTCTACAATCATCGGTTTTACTGTCTTACTAGAACAAATATATCCGTCATTAATATGGCATCCTGCCGCGGTACGTGATCCCACGTACCATTTTTGACTAGGTACGTGAGTCCATTTGTACAGATACGCTTGAGTGGTAGCACTCAAGCGTTCTTCCTGCGATGTGAGATATAAAGCCATTTATTCTCAGGTTCCTATTTTACTTCTTGATAATTTTTTTAGTTGCTTTTTTAGATTCTGCAACTGGACTTTTCGCATTTACACCATCGTCACCGTGTTTTGGTTTAGGTGCTGCTTCGCCTGTTTCACTAAACTTTCCTGCACCAGGTGCATTCTTAAACTTACCTGCGTGAGGCAAATCTTTAGTAGCTGGATTTAATAGACCACCTTGTGTTCCGCCCTTTCCTGCATCTCCGCCTTTAGCAATATTTGCTGCACTAGCACCGTTTCCGGAAACTTTAGGACCATTGCTTACTGGGCTTTTTGTATACTGACCGTTGTCCCCATGGGTAACTGAAACTTTTTGTAGTTGAATAGCTTCTTCTAAAGTTTCTTCTTCGTCATCTTCACCATGCTTTGACTCTGACATTTCTTCATCGTCTTCGTCATGCTTTGCTTCCATCATGTCTTCTTCGTCAGAATCTTCTTCAGATTCTTCGTCTGACATGTCTTCGTCTTTATTCATTAATTCTTCGAATTCTGCCATTAGTTCATCTAATTTGTCTTCTAGATCAACGACGCGATCTTCTAGATCACCTTCTTCGTCAGAATCCATTTCATCGGAATCCATTTCGATTTCATCTTCGGCGCCCATATCGTCATCAACTTCGATATCGACCATTTCGTCTTCTGCTTCTGTCATACCTTCTTCTTCCGCAGAAATTTCATCCAATAAACCTTCTACTGGGCTATCGACCATTTCTTCATCCATCATCATGGATTCATAAATTTCACGACTTTTTTCTACTACGATATCGTGAAATAAGGCACGAGCTTTATCTTCATCCTCATTGATTATTAAATCAATAAGTTGTTCAAATTTTTTGTTATCCATTGTTTTTTTCTCCTGATAAAAAATGGCTTTGTATTATATTTACACCAAAGACGGGAAAATGCTGCAATAAGTGCTATTTTTTTGCACTTTTGGTGGTAAATTATTAAATTCCGGGCGTTTCTGTTGAAGGGGGAGTATATTGTTTACGAATTTTTTTTAAATTTTTTGCTTGTTCGTAATTTCGTACATCCAGCATTTTTCTTAACTTACGTAGTTGTCTTAACGTAAGCTTTGTTTTTCTTGTTTCAGTCCATTTATACTTACTTTGATCATCTTTGGGATCTTGGTATCCTTGAACTGGTGCGCTGTACATTTCGTGTAGATTCATAATATTATTTATCTATTATGCCACGGGAGGGGGCGCCGGAGTTTGACCCGCCGGAGGCGCTGCTTCGGGTCCAGCAACGGCCGGGCCTATTTCAGGCGGCATTTGTTCAGGTGTTCCTTCATTAGGAATATTTTCTGCCGCTTCACTATCCGTTTCTATATCACCCGCACTAATACCAATGCTTCTTAGATCGGCGCCGGCAGGCTCGAACTCATCAGGTTTTTCTCTTTCTTCAAACCACAGTTTGCTATTTTCTGCAATTTCTTCCTCGCTCAAACCTAAAAAGCGTTGCATAGCAAAACGCTTACTAATATAAGGAAAAGCTTCCATAGTTTGAAATACAGTAACCCTAGCAGAGTCTAGTTCACTTTGTCTGTACGCTGCAAAATTTTGAGGAGCGCCAAATTTGATATCAAAAAGTGCGCTATCAATATTAAGACCTCTCCAACGCATGAATAATTTAAATTCATCGTTGAGCTTTTGACTTATGTAATTTTGTAATCTTTTGCAATATTCGTTAAATCTATACTCTTGAATCATTGCAGTACCTACCCTACCGTCACTTAAAGGGGTTGTATTATCATCAGGACCGGTTGGTAAGTAGCTGCTAGGTACTCTTAATCCCCTAGCCAATCTATTATTAAAATATCGCAAATCATCAATTTCACCTAAATTTTGCCCGCCTTGCAAAGTAGTAACATCGCTTCCTCTACCTCCTTCGGTTACCGGAAAGAAATAGTCTTCGTTAATACTTAACGGGTTGTATGTGGCATCTAATACTGATTGGCCACCTTGAATACTGGGTATTCTTCTTTGGTGTATTTCGTTTTTAATTCTTTCGATAAAAGCCATAGCCATATGACTTGGCATATTACCAACATCAATCTTAAATACTCTACGTTCAGGTGCTCTGCTTATTCGATAGATAAGAATAGCATCTTCTAGTAATTCTTTTTGTTTATATACTTTAAAAACATTTTCTAAGATACTTTGACCAAAAGGCCAATATCTATCTAGGCCTTCGGTCAAACTTAAATGCACAATATGTTTAGCATCAATCGCAGCTTCATTTAAACCTAAACTAAATCTGCTACCAGTTGTTCCATATGGTTCATTTGGTACAGTATAGCTATACGGTGCTGAATAGCCTGCGGTTGGTGGTTGTGCTTGAAAATCTGTAGTAGTTTTTTCTGCTATACTTAAATTCTGTAAATTTGGATTTATGTCCTTAATTACATATTGTTCAGGTAACTTACCTTCACTTTCATTTACAATGACCTTACTAACTTTAGTCATGTCTACCCAATAAAGCTTAAAATTTTCAGGATCTCTTATAAAGACTTGATCTCCGTACTTTATTGTATTTCTAAAAATTTTAAAAACCCGAGTATCAAACTCGTTCAATTTACACCATTGCTGTAATTGTTTTTTAATTAATTCTACTTCATGCGGTGTGGGATCTTCATGAAATTCTATTTCAAATGGTGTATTGTTTTGTAAATTTTTTTGAGTGCTAAATTCTGCAATGATGTCTAAACATGCATTAATTTCAGCATCAACATCCATCATTTCGTATTGATTGTAACGCTCTATCCTATTGGGGTGGCCAGTGTATACTTCCGGCAATCTGCTTTGATAATTTTTATACCCAAATTCGGTATTATTCCATCCACCGGTTGGACCTTGATTGTAGCCTGCACTATTCCAGGCGCCTCCGTTGCTATTCCCCCCTGATATTGGGCTTAGTTGACCGGTAAGATTAGAAAAACGTTTTTTATATGACATGATTTATATTTATCAATTAAGCTTTGGTGTATGTTAATAATTCGTCTTGAACATTGTGCGTTCTTTCCAATACACCTATTACTACATCTAACTTTCTACCAAAATCATCAAATGATCTACCTATCATATCACTCAAAGAAGATTGATTATTGGTTATCCCAGATACCATTGGTGTCGTAGTATTTTGATTTTTTACTTCCGCCAATAACTCTTCTTTGTATTGTGTTAGACTAGATTTTTTGACTTCATTTAACAATGATGATAATTCTTTTTCAGGCCAAACACTTTCTTTTCCATGAAGCATAACCGGATAGCCCATTTCGGGGCCTGAAAATTTACCACCAAATTTAGCTACTTCTACGTGAAAATGACCTGCCGTAGTTTTTTCATTTTTGTCTTCAAAATATTCATCCAATACTTTGTAAGCACCTAAATCTTTTAATATTTCTTTATATACTTTAGCTTCTTCTATATTAGCGGGAGCAGGACTTATTGCAAAGTCTAACGCCTTGCCTATAGTATGCTTGCTGTTAGGATATTGCTGTTTATGGAATGCATCATTTAACGCAGTAAATTTAACCGTTTTGCCCAATTCAGCAAATTTATTTTGTATCTTTTCAGCCATTGCTAAAGTTTGCGGCTCTGCTTTTCCGCCGGCTATACTTTCGGGTGATTTTAAGTTCAACGACTTGAGTATTGTACTTTCTCTACCTGCACCTAATGTTGCTAGTTCTTTTTGTGCAGACTGTCTACTTGCAATCACTTCTTCAGGGGCTCTTGTGCCAATGCTGGTAGTACTGTATTGAACATTGGGAGCTAGTCGTTTAGTGTCGGTAAGTGAAACTCTTTGGTTTACTATATCGCTTATTTCTTTTTCTTGCTTTTTTTGTTCTTCTAATAATTTAATTTCTCGTTCTAATGCTTCTTTTCTGCTGGCATACTGTTGTTCTGACGATTGCTTAGACAAGTCGGCATAGGTTTTTTCAGCATTTTTTAATTCTTTTAGCTGTTTTTGTGCCTTTTCAAAATCATACAATGGATTGTCTGCAAAAATTATTGCTTCATCCTGTAATTTTTGAATATCTTTTTTAGCTTCATTGGCTAACTTTTTATAAGTATCACCTGTTATAGTTCCTGATTTTATGCCTTCAAGTTCTCTCTGTCTAGCATCTATTTTTTGTTGTATTGCGGAAGTTTTTTCCATTTGTGCAGCTAAATCTTTTGATAATTCTTCCGGAGTTTTAAAAAAATTAGTTAATTCACCGGGCTTAATATCAATGCCAATTTTTGGACCAAACTTTTCTATCATAGTTGCTAGAAACTTACCAAAATGAAACATCACCGTTTGAACCTTTTCCATAATGGCAACAAAAAATCCCGAAACTTTTTGTAGCATAGTTTGATAAGATTGAATTAATGATCTTTCTTTTTGTCTTGCTTTTACTGCTTCATCTACTTCTTTGTTTTCTTTACCCTTAAGATCGTTAGCCTTTTTAGTGGCATCGACTGCTTGTTTCAACGACATTTGATTGAACTTCATCGCCGTATTCATTGCTTGATGCCCACCGGTTAGTGTGTCAAACGCATCGGTACTAACCATTATACTACTGTATAATGGGCCATTAGGACCAAATACTTCCATCATACTGGAAGAAAAGTTTTTAGTAAATTTGGCTATTCCCTCTGCACCGGTTCTCTGAACGTTTAGCAATTCTTGTCCAATGTTAGGAAATGATCTAAACACTGTTGCTACTTCATCGCTAACAATAGACCCACCGCTATATAAAAATTCTTGAACACCTTTAGTAATTGTAGGACCAAATTCTCGCAAGATAGGCATTAATAGTTTTAAATTTTCAGCCTCTTCTCTGTCCATTGTGCTCAACATCATATTGAACCTAGCATCTGCTTGCGCTTGTTCAATTGCCTTTTGTTGTTCATCTGCACTCAACCCAGTTAACTCTTGTAATTGTTTTAGAGTAACCATATATTTTTGTGCTTCTTTTGCTAAATCACTAGTGGATCTTTTTTGTGCATGATCCATTTTTATTTGGCTTGATATGTAAGATGCTACACCTTCACGCATCTCATCGGTAGAATAACCCAATCTAGCTAATTCAAATTCATACTTGCTACCTAAAGCAAAAAATGGTTCGGTAATTCCTACTAACTTTTTTCTACCCTCGCTTGCACCTACACCAAACACCGCTAATTCAGAATTTACTCTGCTTATTACTTTTGCAAAAGTTGCAGCAGTTTCAGAGGTTAATCCAATAGAAAGTAGTTGCTTGTTTAATTCTTGAATACCCCCTGAAGTTAATGAACCTAAACTGCTTAATTCATTAAAACTACTAATTAACTCATCATTTTGTTTTAGTGCTGATGTAAAAAGTTTAGTAAAAACAGTAGCAACACCGCCCACAATTTTACCTAAGATTCCAAATTTTCCAGCAAAGTCTGAAATAGCTGATCCGGCGGCTGTTATACTTCCAGCATACTTGTGCATACCTTGTTGAGAACTATGCATAGTTTGCACAAACTGCACTCCGGCTGAACCCAATTGTTTGGATGTTTGTTTTAATGCTTCAACAAAATCCTGTGCATTTTTTTTACGCTGAGTCTTTAAATCTTCTTTTTCAACTTCTGCTAATGACTGATACATTCCACCGCTAGCGGAACGCAATGCTTCGGACAATTTGGCTAATTCTTCGTTAATTTGGGCAGTATTTATTTCGGACATAGTTTTACCTATAAATATATCTATATTTATGACTACTGTTTTTGGAGAAAACATGCTAAACAACCCGTTAAGTAACTATTTTAGAAGACCTGCTTTATATTTTTCCTTACCTAGTAAGGGCATGGGATATCCTGAAGGATCATTGAACCTACCCGAAAACGGAGAAATACCAATATATCCAATGACTGCATTAGATGAAATAACCGCTAGAACCCCAGATGCACTATTCAACGGTGTTGCAGTTGTTGAACTTATACGTAGTTGTGCCCCTAATATATTAGACCCATGGGTGATACCTCAAATAGATTTGGACCCGTTACTACTGTCCATAAAAATTGCCACTAAAGGTAGTACAGCAGAAGTAGATACTGTATGCCCAAAATGTGGTGAATCTCACAAGTATGACGTAGACTTAGTGGGTATGTTAAATTCTATACAATCAGGAAAATACAACGAGTTACATCCAGTTAACTCTGATATAGCAATAAAGTATAAATCTGTTCCCTATAGAACGTTGAATAAAATCAGTCAAGAGCAGTTTTCATTGCAACAGACATTTAGACGTATTCAGGACACAACTGATGAGAAAGAGAAAGAAACTAAAACCAGTGGATTGGTTAAGGACATGACCGAATTGGCATCGAAGCTAACGTTAGAGATGATAGAGTATGTAAAAACTCCAACCGATCTAGTTTTAGATAGAGAATTTATTAAAGAGTATTTGCTTAACATTCCCAAAAAAGAGTACGAATTCATTAGAGATAAATCAATTGCTCTAAAACAAGAAACGGAAATAAAACCTTTAGAAATAAAATGCCAAAGCTGTACTCACGAGTATCAACAGCCCTTTGATTTAAACATCTCAGATTTTTTCGATTAAGACTTCTTACTCTCGAACCTCACGAAGTCAAGAAGTTGATAGACGAAATGGAAAAAGATTGCCAAGACATTAAAGAAACAGCAATAAAAATGGCTTGGTATATGAGGGGAGGTATATCTTATACAGATATACTAAACATGAGTGTGCATGAACGGCAAGCCATAGGCAAAATTATAGAAGAAAATTTAGAAACAACAAAGAATACCAAACTACCTTTCTTCTAACTTTGGTTGATTTAATTGAAACTTTAATTGAACAGTAAAGATGAACTTCGTTCATCTAATTCCTTCACATACTCACTTCGTTCGTATTGTTCGGAATTGGATTGTTATTAACAAGTAATTTTATTTGTTTTTAAATACATTGCCGCTTTGAAGCCATGGTAGTGCTATTCAGCACTACCAATTGGAAACTTGCCATGCCCGTCATCCATTTGCTGTTTATTCCCCGAATAGCTAACTCTTTTTGTTGCTATACGCTGTCGGTTGCCCGGTAAGTATTATGGGACTGTAGTGAAGCTACTAAACTTTTATAATTTAGTTCTTCGGCAACGCATGTTCTATATCCGCAAAACAGAGTGAGATATAGACTCATTGAGGGTTCCCTATCCAAGATTGCCCTCTCGACATTCCATGTCATTACTGACATGCATACTCCAGATCCGTCAGCACAGCACTACCCGTACTTTCTCAAGGAGGACTGACAACTCAGCCGTCTAATTGTATATTTGAAGTGGTAAATTGTGAAAAAGATGACTTTGTGTCTGTTGAGCCTGAATAAGTTTTAACTAAGTCTTTGTTGAATTTAAAAAAGCTGTCAAATTCTGCGATTATCCAATCACCGTATTTTTCGCTAGAATAAAAAGTATAATTGTCTAGTACCCAAGTTAGCTTTGGCTGTACGGCTACATATCTTCCTATTCGGTTAAATTTCATGAATAGGATGTTCAAGTCGCCGTCATCAGCCACATCTAACATTTGAGATAGCCATTGGTCAAACTGTTTGCTTTCACCCGTAAGAAGGAGGTGAAATGGAAAGTCTTTATAACTTTTACACTCCGCATTAAATTTAGAAAAACTTTGTCCTGGAACAATGTCTCCCTTAAAACTACGTATTTGACCCTCGTGTAAAAATTGCTTTCTGCTTTGATTAACCCCGCCCACATATGCACCTGAACCAGGTGCTCTAATAAAACTTTCTCCGTACAAATCCGAAAGAAATTTAGCAACTTCTCTTTCAAAACTGGATCCTTTATTTTTTTGTGAGCTGGGCATGTGACTACTTATGCTTTCGTTTTATCTTTTAAAAAATCTTTTATTGAAATCCAATATTGTTTCCCTAAAGTGTCTTCTAATTTAGTATTGTCACTGCATGTATAATATTGGTAGCTTCTTTTTAAATTGTCGGGCATCATTACGTACTTTATTTTTCCCCCGTAATTTTTTATGACATAATCAGCTACTTTTGCAAAACTTGTTGCCTTACCGGTGCCTAAATTCCAAATACCCGAATCAGTAATACGCTCGATAAACTCTACATGAATTCTACATACATCTTCGACACATATAAAATCTCTAAAATAATTTTCACTATCGTCAAATATTTTAATTTTTCCAGTATCTTTAACTTGCTTTACAAACTGATGCACCGGACTGGCTTGATTGCCTTTGTGATCTTCATGATCTCCGTATACATTAAAATATCTAAATCCCTGCACAATGTTACCAGATTCGTGATCTAACGCATATCTTTCGAAAAGATATTTTGACCAAGCATATGGAGTTATTGGATCTAAATTACTGTCCTCAGTAAATTCTGTAAGTTGTCCATATACACTAGCCGAACTAGCATATTGTAAGTTAACGCCAAAAGTTTTGCATTCGTCAAATAGTTTTTTAGAAAAGTCATAGTTTTGATGCAACACCTTTTCTATGTCTTTTTCTGTTGTACTGCTTATAGCACCTAAATGAATTACCCAATCATAACCAAATACTCCGGGCCAGTACTCTCCCCACTCAAAGGTATCAACTTCCCAATCAGTATTGTTTTTGATATATTTGAGCATATTTTGCCCAATAAATCCTTTATATCCGGTTAATAGTATTTTCATATGCAAATAATTTCTCTAATGTGATTTCGTAACTATTCTTGTGTAGTATTCCATAACCACCGGCTTTGTTCCATTCATCAATATTACTGGTCCTGTCATCTATAAGAATGTCTCCGGGCACACAGTGCATGTGTTTATCTTTGCTGTAAGGTCCGAACATAACTGGAATAGAACCGTACCCGTTTTTTTCTACCCATTTAACTTTATCATGAAACGCCCACGGTAAGTCGTTATTTTTTGGTATTGCAGTTAAAAACTTAAGTTGAAAATTATTTCGTTTTGCAAAAATACTGCATTGGAAAACAAGTTCGTCAGCATATGGTGTTTTTTGTAAATCTCTATATAATCTAGGATTACTTTTTAATTTTCTCCATTCATTACTAGGATAAACACCCTCTGAAGGACCAATCCTTAGTGTTTGGTACGCATAGGCATCAAAATCTGCAACTACTCCGTCCATGTCCAAGTACAATGTACTCATTCGATATCCACCGCAGTATTATATGAGGTAAATCCATTTTCTTTAATAACTTTTAACACACTAGGTACCCGACCGGACAATTCTTCTCTATGTGAAACTAACCAAATAGATTTTTGTCGGCGCCTACTCATGTCCTTTAATATAGCGATACTGTTTTCTACACCCAATGTATCTAAACCAGAATCGATAAGTTCATCAATGAATAATGTGTTAATAGAAGTATACAAACTTTCCCACACATCCCTAAAAGCAAAACTTAACCCCAATATTAATCTATTTCTTTCACCTCTAGATAAGTTGTCAAAATCTAACTCTCGACCCAGTTCAGTAATTTCCACTTGCAAATCATTCTTGAAAACAACTTGGTGAGGTAAACCAATTTTGTCTAAGTAATGTGTCAATCTAGCATTTAGATAACTCAGATTTTGATCAATAATTTTTTTACGAACAAAACTATCTTTGCTAGTTAGCAGGTCTAGCAAAAATTTTTGATGCTCCATTTTTTTAGTTAACTTATTAATTTGATCAAAACTGATTTCTTGTAGGGCTTGACTCTCCATTTCTGAAATTTGCTCGTGATACGGATCAACTTCCTTTAATTTGCTTTCTAACATTTGTGTTATGTTAGTCATCGTGCTTTTGTGTTCGATTGCATCACTTTCTTTATCGTAAAAGGGTTTAGGCGCTGGCCCTGGCTCCCCGATTGTTTTTAATGCAAGATTCAATTCTTGCATTTCACCTACCGTTGTTATAACCTGTAAGGATGCATCCTTCAACGATTTTTCTTTTAGAAGCAACACCTCTTCGTGCTTTGCATCATGTAAAGATTGTCCACATGCATAGCATTCATGTTTCTTTAGTGACTCTATTTCTTTTTTGAGTTTGTCTACTAACTTAGTTTCTTTGTCTAAATCTATTTCGCACCTAGTTAACAGTTTTTTTAAATCATTGTAATCCTTAACAAGTTGTACATGTTCGGTTAACTTTTTGTGCAACAGTAATTCAGTGGTAATATCAATTTTGCTTAACTCGTCATAACTGGATTTTAGATTAGAAACATCTTCATCACGCTTATTAATCCATAGTTTTTGTCGCCTCTTCAAAGCGTCTATTTGCTCTTTAACTCTTTTATTGGCTTCTTCAACTGCTTTTATTCTAAATTCTTCTTGTTGAATTTCATCTTTGGTGTCTTTTATTAGGAGTTTGATAGATTCAGCTTTTTCAGATAGCAGCGTAATACCCAAAAGTTGCTCTATGATAGCTCGTTGTTCGTTGGACTTTAAGGCTAAAAACGGCTGAGTATAAGTGTTTAACGCAACAACATGAGTAAACATGTCCCTGCTCATGTGAATAACTTTTTCTATCGCATGTTGCGTTTCTTTATTTTCGCCCTGAGCGTCATCTTGCGATTTCTGTAAATCATTGTTTACATAAAATCTTAGTATGTTAGGTTTTCTGCCGCGCTCTATTTTGTAATCTACGCCGTTAACTGAAAACTCTAATGTAACCAACATGCCCTTACCGTTGGTCCTGTTTACCAAATTATCTTTTCTTATGTCATTTATGGGCACACCGAACAATGCATAGCTAAGTCCTTGAATTAACGTAGTTTTTCCGGTACCATTTCGCGCACCGTCTCCTCCCAAATCAAGATTTTCACCTAATATTAACGTTAGTTCTTGCTTGTTTAAATCAATTGCTTGAGTGACTTGTCCGGTGCTTAAAAAGTTTCTAAGAGTTATATTTTTTAATAGAATCATAGGTTGTTATATATGTCTAACAGAATTTTTTTGTCAAATGCGTTAGATTCAATAGAGTTTATTTGGTCGATGACAATTTGATCGACCGATTCAAACTTAAGTCCGTCTAACCCCTGTTGCTCTGCTTGCTCTAGCTTCATTGGAATAAGTGTCATTTCTCGCAATTTGTGTTCGGGTATTAATGTTTCCCGAATAAAATTCGCTTCTTCATAGCTGATATCAATATCTAAATGTACTCTAACGTGGCTGTCAATCAATAACAACCCTTCTGGATTTTCCAAAACTTCGCTTAGTTTATATACTCTATAAAGTGGTTGTCTAGGCCAAGCTCGGAATACAGGTTCATTGCCCCATTCTAAAATCATCATGCCACGTGCATCATCACCTGCATCTGCGTAATTATGTGGGAACGCATTTCCTATATACCAAATATTCTTTCTTGCTTGGCGCTTATGAAAATGACCACTGAATACTTTATCGAATCCCTTCATGTGGTTTTCATTCAGCTCACCGTGATCGGGCATCTCTACCATAGCATTCATATAGAAGTGTGGCAATTCAAAATGACCAAATAAATATTTTCCGGAAAGCTTTTGTAATTTTTTATAATCATCCTGAACCAACCACGGGGAAATTACAACTTCACCTTCCATATGCCAATCATTTACTAGTGTGATATTAGGTAAATGCTTTGCCCACTCTACGGAATGTATATCTCTACGATCACGATAATAAAGATCGTGATTGCCAGGTATGAAAAAAACTCTGTCGAAATTTTTGCTAAGCTTTTCTATTGCTTGCAGGCTAAACTGTAAGGTATGTAGATTGATACTGGCTCTATGATGATGCCAATCTCCCAAAAAGAAACAAGTTTCGCAATTTTCTTTTTTTGACTCAGAAATGAACCAATCTACAAATTTCTCACAGTCTTGGTTGTGTTGTAGGCTATTTGTTTTTAAACCGAAATGAATGTCGGTAAATACGGCTGCTTTTTTAAATAGGTTAGTCATACCACTATTATATGAACTAATTGTATGAATATCAACTAATATGGTTATTCTTCATAAGTCATACTCATCTGACCCATACGTGTCCAACTAGGATTTAGACCATTCATTTCTAAAATATCATCGCGTATATTCTGATTTCGTTTTTCGGAGTTTAAGACGCGACAAAAACTATTAGTTATTGCAGCAGTGTAGTATGCAAATGGATTTTGTGATTTAGCTTCATTAAACCTAAGTCCTACATAAGTTAATTGAAGAATAGCACTGTTGCGCATCTCATCATTGTAGGTATACCCTCGCCAATTAAACTTCATTGCATATTTTTCACACATCATAATATACATTTTGGCTAATTTATTGGTAATGTTTCCGTGATCTTTACTAAATTCTCCATCAGACATGTTACCTATCCAATGGCTTTTTCCAACACATCTAAATGTTCTATTTTTGTCCATTCTAAAGTGTTGAAACGGAGGAAAGTTAACCTTAACATGAACCATGTCATCAACATCCCCTTTAAGTGATGGATCTTCCAAATCTTCGAACTCTTCAGTGTCATCCTCAAATTCAAAAATGTCTTTGGCTGTTTTCTTTTTGTCGATTTTTCTGGGTTGCTTTGGTGCTACTGGAATATGATCCCATGTCATTATTCTAAAAGTAAGTTCGGTTTCATCAATTGTATTTGGGTCTACCTTTGTGCCTGTTTCTAAAAATATTCTAGCAGCATGATTTTCTTTTGCAGTCTGTAATACTTCAGGCTGAAGTGCGGTTGCAAAGCAATTTTTTAATGTTTCTTGAGGTAAGTCTATGATGTAATCGTATTTGTGATCTTTGTCTGGGTTTTTATAACTACAGTAGGTATTTTTACTTAAATGAATTTCTTTAAGAATGTCTTTGTTGTTTAAGTAATTGACTGGTTTTTTTGTGGCTATGCTCATATTTCTCCGTATTTTTGTTGAAGTAATGATAACTCAATTGTTATCTGAAAGACAAGATAAATGGTAAAAAATGGTGACTTTTTGACTGATAAATATATTTATCAAGGATAACTTTATGGCTTCTAACGACTGGATTGCGGCTATAGCCAATGCACAACTAAATGTAACCGAATCAGAAAAAGAATTACTGGTTGTGGGTACCGAATTGGCTAACCTACAAAGGGGATTACCTGGTGTAGAAAAATTGGTCAGAAATGCAGAACAGGAATACAATAGAAACCCTACTAGAGTAAATTTAGCAGTGTTGGAGCAAGAAAGATTAAGATACCAGCAAGAACTACAATTGGTAGAAAACTCCAAACAAGCGTTGGCAAACGCAGACGCTAGGTATCAACAGTCTTTGCAAACGTTGAATTTTACCAGACAACAAGCAGCAGCAGATGGAGAAGCGGAAAGAAATGACCCTAATATACGGAATGCAGTTCCTCCTCCGGCGACCTCCCGCCCCAATGTGCAACCTGCATCAGTACAGAATACAGTAACCGCCCCTGCAACTAGAGTAGCTACACCTGCTACTCAAGTAGCACCGCCAACCAGCAGCGTTCAACAGACACCTGGCATTCAGAATCAACAACCATCGGCGATTGATCAAGAGCCGCCTACTGGGGCAGATGGGTTAGGTACTACTCAATTTGGAACGATAAGTAGTACTCCTCGTCCTGTGCTAAGCAGCGAAGTCTCTTCCGCACAAGCAGCATCAGAAGCAGAACCTTCAGGGGAATTTGCCTTTAATCCAAAACCGGTTCAAAATACTGAGGTAGCAAATCTACAGGCTGCTAGCGGAACTGATTCAACCACATTCAACAATGTCCCTCTACCGGATACAGTGGGGGGTAGAACTACTGCTGGCAGTATTGATGCGGCTAGAACCTCCGGATCTACTAATAATATTGATAGAAGATCGCAAGGTGTAGATTGGAGAGTAAAATTATCATTGGCTCCTAACGCTAATTATCTTTACAACGTTGCACAAGAAAATGATCTGTTGTATCCATTAAAGGCAACCGGCGGCGTAATATTTCCGTATACCCCGCAGATTACTAGTTCATATAGAGCAAATTATGAACCCTCTGAAATAGTTCACACTAATTATAAACAGTACTTTTACAGAAACAGTGCAGTAGATGAAATTCAAATAACAGCAACTTTTACGGCTCAAAGCACAACCGAGGCTAATTATATGTTGGCTGTGATACATTTCTTCAGAACAGTAACAAAAATGTTTTACGGTCAAGACACTGCATCAATTGGTCCTCCTGCAGGAACTCCTCCTCCACTGTGCTACTTGTTTGGGTTTGGTCCCAACCAATACAAAGATCATCCGTTATTGATAAGCCAGTTTTCGTATACTTTGCCTGATAACGTGGATTATATTAGAGCCGGCACCCCGTCTTTATACGAAGGGCAGACCAATGCTTTTTATAAGTCTAAAGAAACTGTTAATGCAAATAATGGCACATTTTCAGGAGCGATAAAAAGTATTCTTAGGGTGAGAAATAGTGGTCTTAATCCGGGCGGCATTTCAGACGAACCTAATTTTACTACTAGGTTAGCTAACCCGGATAACACATATTTGCCTACTAAATTGTCAGTATCTATTACTTGTATACCTATCGTAACTCGGTATGATACTACAAGAATATTCAGTGTAGCAGATTATGCAACCGGTAAACTATATAGAGGAGGATTTTGGTAATGCCATATCCGCAAACAAGTCCATACTATCAAACTCCTATCTTTGATAATAAATTCTTAGATGTTATGGTAAATAGGCCCATCCCGGCTAATCCGTTGGATAAATATTGGCAAATAAATCAAACATATCATTTACGTCCTGATTTATTGGCATACGATTTATACGGAAACAGCGAACTGTGGTGGGTATTTGCGCAACGAAACCCCAATTCATTGCCTGACCCGTTGTTTGATTTTATTGCCGGAAAGTGGATTTATATTCCGCAACTACCGGTGTTGAAAGATGCTTTAGGGTTTTAACCTAAACAACTATCAATCTATTTTTACTTATTAATACATATACAGTGGCCAACCAATTATCTAATACTGAAATTCTTATAGTCGAATACGAAGCTACTATAAAAGCAGATTTGAATGAAATAGCAATCGACGAAGATTTTATACGGAGAAACAGAGACAATCCGGAACTAATACCTCCGGACATATACACTAATATTGCTAGACTTACTAGTAAGGTGGAAAGTCAGCGGATTAGAGTAAATCAACTAAAGAATGAATTATATGCGGTTGATCCCACTAATCCACTTTTAATTGGCTTTACCCCCGATCAAACTAGTTCTAATGAACCTACAACAAGAAATGAAACCACAGAAGATCCGGCCATCGCTCAAACATCAGCAACGAGTGGCTTCCCCGACATAATTGAGATATCCGGGGGTGTTTCAGAAAATTCAGTACTAGATGACCAATCTATTGCAGGTAGCACCACTAATTCGATATCTACTAGTGCTCCGGTTATTGCAATATCAGGTGGTGCAGATTTGGGAGATAAGTTTCCAAACAAAAGACAGTATAATCCGTTAAGTAAATTTAGTAGTAGCACATATAGAATAAGTTTGTATGCGTTATCCGCAGATTCATATAACAGTTATTTTGTTAACGGTAAGTGGATTTTAAAAGATTTAGACCTTTTAATACAAAGCGCAGGCGCCCCTGCAAACTCGCCTAACAATCCCCGCAATCAATTTTTTGATTTGGATTTTTATATAGACAATTTAGAAATCACTACGGCTACAAATGGAAAAGATACTAGAGTAGCTAGCAATATGACTTTAATACGATTTCAAATTTTTGAGCCATACGCTATGTCGTTTCCTAGTAGATTGGTAGCTGCTCAAGAAGTAGCACAAAAAAAATCTAAAATTAAAAGACCAGTAACTGACCAATCTATGGCATTATTGTGTCCTTATTTGTTGGTTCTTAGATTCTACGGGTATGATAATCAGGGCAACGTAGTATCAAAACCATTTGATATGCCGGACACCGCAGACTATGGAAAAACCGATGTTGATGCAGCGTTTGAGCGAGCATTCCCCATAGTTATAACTAAAATGTCATTCAAGCTAGAAAGAACAACTACGGTATATAATATTGAAGCTAGATTATTAAATGAACAAGTAGCATATGGATTAAAACGAGGGGTGATTCCAAAATCTATTGCTATATCAGCAGACACTGTAGAAAACGCGCTAGGTGCAAAAAAAGTATCCGCCGCTACGCAAAGTGTTAGTTCATTGAGTCGTACCAATGCAGATATTTTAACAACCATACAAAACAAGAATGCAAGTAATGGATTAATTGATGCACTTAATAACTTACAAACTGTTGAACTCACCAATCCCAGTAAAGGTGAAGCCAAACAAAAAATCCCAGACAAATATTCGATAGTAATCGACAGTGATAGTAAAGTGGGAAGTGCGCTGATAGTCGATAAAGATTTCTATAGTAAATATTACGCACCTACGGTACCGGTAACTAATGTTAATCAAGTAAATGATAGGACAGCATATTTTAAACGAGCCAAAATAGAAAAGCAAAAAAGAATAATTAATTTGGCCCCCGGAACATCAATACTATCGGCGATAGATCAAATTATCGGTCAAAGCACTTACATAAGAGATGCTATGGTATATTTTGATGAAGAAAAACTTCAGCCAACTAATACCAATGATTCATTAGTTGCAGATACAGCTAACGGGCAAAATCAACAATCTAAAGATTTCGAATGGTATATTGTTAGACCACTGGTAAAAATAATTGATTATGATTTTTCTAAAAATGATTACGCATACGATGTAACATATGTGATACAAAAATACAGAGTGCCATATATAAGATCATTGATGTTACAATATCAAACCGGATATCACGGTCCACACAAAATATATCAGTACTGGTATACCGGCGAAAATACAGAAGTACTTTCATATGAAGTAAACTATAACTTACTTTATTTCAATACACGAATATTAAGTACCGAAGGAGGAATAGTTGAATCTAACGATACTGCTCCGGTTGGTATTTTACCATCTACTGATTCTTCTCCTGCAGGAAAACTTCCTGGAAGTTTGGAATTACAGAATACAGTTAAAACATATTTGTACAGTCCATCTGAACAAATTAAAGCTAATATAAAAATATTAGGCGATCCGGATTTTATAATGCCGGTAGAATCCGGAAGTTTATCTGATATGTTAGCTAAATGGTATGGTCCTAGCTTTTCTATAAATGCTAATACAGGTCAAGTCTTTATAGAAATAGGGTTTAATGAAGTCATAGACTATAGTAAAAGTACAGGATTGTTAGAGCCTAAAAATAACATAAAATTTTGGAATTATCCAGAAGATATTGAGGCACAGACTAAGGGAAGAATGGTATATATGGTTACTAACGTCACTAGCAGGCTTAGTAACGGAGTTTTTACACAAGATTTAAAAACAGTTATACCAAACTTTGCATTAAAAACTCCCTTAAATAAATCTAGAGAAAAGACCAGTAATTTAGAGCAGACGAGGGCAGATGTGTTGGCTACAATACAAAAAGATGCAGTAGTCGTTCAAACAAAAACAAACAATTTAACCCCTTCAAACAGTACTCAGGGAAATAACAGAACAGCAGATGACGATAGTGGTCGATAACATAAATGAGTCTTTAGCATGGCAAATCAAGATATAATAAAACAACGGGGATCATTCAAAATATTTGAAGATGAGCGAGGGGGTAATCCGTTATACTCGCACCCTATTATAGGCATAGTAAAAAATAATATAGATCCTTTGCGTTCAGGAAAAATTCAAGTATTTCTAAATCGTTTAAACGCAGCTAATGAAGATGACCCTAATAATTGGACATGGGTAAATTATGCTAGCCCGTTTTTTGGATATACCAGAAACACTGCAAGCGAAAACTCTGACGGCAGTTTTGTGGGTAATAGAAATAGTTATGGATTTTGGGCCACACCGCCCGACATAAACACTGAAGTAATATGCGTATTCATTAATGGTCAACCGGATTTAGGATTTTACATAGCATCGATCCCTCCTGCTACCTTAATACATATGGTTCCCGGAATAGGATCGGCGCCCGCAATTATACCAAACACAGGAGAAGCAAATAGCTACGGCGGCGCCACTAGTCTACCGGTAACTGAAATTAATGACGCTAACACAAAATATGAAAATAGCGAAGAGCTTAACAGTTTGGCTAGACCGGTTCATAGTTATCAGGCTGCAATACTAAATGAGCAGGGGCTGATACGTGATGCGGTACGAGGAACAATATCCAGTAGCGCCATGCGTGAAAGTCCTAGTAAAGTATTCGGATTAAGTACTCCCGGAAATCCTATATATGCCGGTGGATTTAACGGTAAAAATAATAAGCCCATCAATGAAGCAGTTACTGATTCAAATATACCAGACGACCAGTTTACAGTCATTGGTAGAACAGGTGGTCATACATTTATTTTAGACGACGGTGACATTAACGGAAATGACAAACTAATTAGATTAAGAACTTCTAATGGTCATATGATTTTAATGAATGACTCGGCTCAAACATTATTCATTATACACGCGAACGGTAGGTCATGGATAGAATTGGGCAAAGAAGGCACAATAGATATGTATGCCACTAATAGTGTCAATATTAGAACTCAAGGGGATTTAAATTTACACGCAGACAATAATATTAATATTAATGCTAAAAAAGATTTAAACATTAGTGCTGACAATATCAACTTAGAAAGTATAAAGGCTACCAATCAATTTGTAGGTACGACATATAAAGGTTTTACCAAAGGTAATTATACACTTAAGGTAAACTCTAAAATGAGTTTATATAGTAAAGATGATAGCAGCATTAAAAGCGACAAAACTAATTATTTAAACGGTGGTCCAAACGTCCATCTAAACACCGGATCAAGCTCATTGGTTCCGCAAGAGGTGAAACAACTTCCCATTATAGCACACACTGACACACTTTATGACTCATCGAAGGGCTATGCTCCTGCACCTGGTAAATTAAAAAGTATCGTAAGCCGCGCACCTGCACACCAACCGTGGGCTAATGCTAATCAAGGGGTTGATGTTAAAACAAACTTGTCTGCATCAGCAAACTTCCCCTCTACGCCAAACACCGCATTAAGGCAGACGAATGAATCAGTTGCTAGTGTTGCAGTAAATGCTACAACCCCTGCAGTTATTGCTACAGTTCCTAACTTAAATTCGGTTGGTAACCCACTGGATAAGGTAACTACCGCAGCACTAGTTTCTCAAATGGCAGTCAACGCAAGCACCGGAGCAACAACAAACGAATCACTTGAGGGAGCCGCAATAACAAATGTCAATGGACAAAAAATTATTAGTGTGGGTACTATTGGATTAACTCCCCAGCAGCTAGAAGAGGCCGGGTATCTAAAGCCTGGAAGTTCGGCAACAGTGAATGCAAATGTTAATAGGGGAAAATCCATAGAAGATTCATTACCACCTAATGTGTTTACCGGTAAAAATGGTGTAGGGTCGGTTAATGACTTGATAAACAATTCCTCTGTACAAGCAACCGCGGCGGCAGAGGTTTTAGGAAATAGCGAAAGAAAATTAATTGCCGCCGGCGCAATGATGGGGAATGAAAGTTCAACACAAACCGGTGGATTAATATTGTCTGCTGCAACAATAGGAGTTACACCTACTCTAGATGCACTAAAGCAATCCGCTATTGGAACCGGAACTATTGGCATAGGTGAAAGAACAAATAGTATGTTAAATGCGTCTAGCAAATCGGCAAAGGAATTAATAGCATCCGGAAATGTAGCAGCTAATATTGCGGATAAACAAAATAGTGGATTGGGAGCACTGATAAAAAATACGGGAAATTCTATAAAAGGTGCGGCAGCCAGTGTTTGGGAAAAAATAACCGGAGCATTTAAAAAGTTGACACCAAACAAGCCACAGAACTTAACAGCAATAAATTCAGAAAACACGCAAAGTCTAAATACGGTTGCTGCCCCCTCAGTAGCTTCATCAAACACATTCATAGATAAAGTTAAAAATAGCGTAAGCAATTTAACAACCAAAGATGTTGCTTCTGCGTTAGGGGCCGCATCATTGTTTACTACAGGAAAATCTTCTGAACGGTTAGCAACAATTGCCGGCGGATTGTTTGTAGCAGGCAATGTTTTGAATAATCAAAAGGTAAAAGAGGTAACAGGTAAGATAGGGGAAAAAATTAAAAATGTAGCCTCTAATATTTTCAAAGGTAAAAAGAATGTTAAATCAGAAGTTGCTACTTTAGAACAGCAGGTTCGATCTAACGGAGGAACAATCAATGCTTACGCCACATTGGGTCTTAGTGAAGATGCTATCCAATCTTTAGAAACGCAAATTGCAGCATCAGGTACGCCCGGTGCAGTGGATATTAAAGTCCCTACTGTTGCTGTTAATACTTTTAACATGGAAGAAATTAAACAACAAACTGACCAATTACTAGAGAATCCTAAAATTCCTAATCCATTGGACAGAGCATAATAAAGCGATTAAATATAAAAATAAGGATTAGATATGGCTACATATACAGGATTCAGCACATTACATTTAGAGGAAGTAAAAACAAGTCAAATACCTTCAGGTATAGACGGGGGTAGCGGATCAGTCACTAATCCGGTTAGACCAAACAAAAAGTTTAGAATAACTGATTCTGAATTGGTAATACAAGATTTTTTGAATGCATTGAACATTCCACAAGGCGCTAAACCAGGTCGACCAAATTACGGAACCACTCTTTGGGATTTCGTATTCGAACCTAACACACCGGATCTGCAGGCTGCAATAGAAACAGAAATAAAACGAGTAGCTAGTTTAGATCCAAGAATAATAATGAACAGTGTGATTAGCTATCCATATGACAATGGAGTACTAATCGAAGTTGAATTGGCCATAAGTCCGTTTAATTATGTTCAGCAACTTGCAATAAACTTTGACCAACAAACCGGTAGAGCCAGCCCAGCCGAATCAAATAGTAATCGAATGATTATGCCAGGTGTCCCTAGATAGTAAAAACACCATTTTTTGTATTGATAAATACATAAAAGAGATATTACTATGGCTACAAGTTCAAGACAAACTAGTGTTTTTGGTGTAAATGACTGGAAAACATTATACAAAAATTACAGTCAAGCGGATTTACAAAGCTATGACTTTGAAACTATACGTAAAACATTTGTCGATTATTTACGATTAACCTATCCCGAAACATTTAATGATTACGTCGAAAGTAGCGAATTTATCGCGCTAATGGATGTTATGGCCTTTATGGGTCAGGCATTGAGTTTTAGGGGAGACTTAAACGCTAGAGAAAATTTCATAGACACTGCTGAAAGAAGAGATAGTGTTATTAAACTAGCCAACCTAGTCGGTTATACACCTAAAAGAAATATAGCAGGTCAAGGCTTTGCTAAAATAACTTCTCTTAGTACTTCGGAGCAGCTTTTAGATTATACTAATTTAAACTTAAGTGGCTTGACAATACTTTGGAACGACCCTGCTAATCCCAATTGGCAAGAACAGTTTAATACTATTTTAAATGCCGCTTTTGTGGACTCACAACGTGTTGGTAGCCCCGGAAATTCAAAGACATTATTAGGAGTAAAAACAGACGAATACTCTGTTCGTTTGTCAGAAGACACGCTTCCTGTTATACCATTTTCTATAACAGTAGATGGCACATCTATGAATTTTGAATGTGTTAGCATGACTAGCTTAGATAGCGAATCTTTATACGAAATACCTCCCGCTAATAGTAATATTTTCAATATTTTATATAGAAATGATAGATTGGGGTTCGCTAGTCCAAACACTGGATTCTTCTTGTATTTTAAACAGGGCCAACTGCAAACTTTTAATTTTACGGTACCTGAACAAGTCACGAATCAAACAGTAGCTATTGATATTCAAGGAATTAATAATACTGATACATGGCTATATGAGGTAAACACTACCACTAACGAATTGATCGAATGGAAGCAAGTTGAAAGTGTTTATGCTAATGCTAATCTACAAAAAGCAACATCGGAAAAAAAAGTATTCAGCGTAAATTCAAGAACCAACGATCAAGTTACATACGTATTTGGTGATGGAGTATTCAGTGCCATTCCAATTGGAACCTTTGCTAGTTATGTAAGATCAAGTAACGGGCTAACATACACAATCGACCCTAGTGAATTTCAAAATGTTACTATAACTATACCTTATATAAGCAGAACGAATCGTCAAGAAACGCTGACTGTAACTTTGAATTTACAATTGCCAGTGACCACAGCACAAGCAAGAGAAACTTTAGCTAATATAAAAACTAGGGCACCACAACGTTATTACACTCAAAATCGTATGGTTAATGGTGAAGATTATAA